CGCACCACCGGCATCGGATGCCGTAGGTCTCGACCTCGGGATCGAGGACGTCACGGCCGCACGCCGGACACGTCATGCGTCGCGCACCGCCGGCAGCAGGACCGGCACGGGAATGATGGTCCCGCCCTCGCCGTCGCCGCCAAACGGATTCGATGGCTTGATGAACTTCCGCAGCCGAGCGAGGATCTCGATCGCTTGGAGCTTCGGATGCAGTTTCACGCCCATCCGCCGGTGCAAGATCGTCGTCTGGACTTGGATTTGCTCGCCGGCTTCCGCCCCTGAAAGCACCTTCGACTTTTCCTCTTCGACGCGCTCTTCGCATCGGATCTCGACGAGCGCGGCCGCGCTTTCGGCGGGAATGTCAGCCGACGAGCGCACAACGATGCCGTCGGGACCGAACTCGACCAGGTCACGCAGGTCGGCGAAGGCCACGGCCGCGAGCTCGTTCTCGAGCCGAGCCTGCGTCACGCCTTGTGCGGCCTCGAGCTCGGCGACGAGCTTCGCGACGCGGGCGCGGATCTTCGCCGACATCGGCGCGCGGCCGCCGGTGCCGTGCAGCAGCTGGTGAGCGGATTGTTTGGCCGAGCCGGCGGCGTAGCCGGCGCGGATCGCCGCCTGGGCGGCCGAGGGCGCGCGCACGAACTCGAGGCAGAACCGTTCTTGTTGGTCGGTGAGCGGACGGCGTTTCGAGGGCCGCCTGCCGGGACGCTTGGGGGACATGAGTCCTCGTCCAGTGGGCAGTGAGGCGAGCGGGCAAGGAGTCGGCGACCTGTACTCGTCGTGAGCTACGAGGCGTCTCGAACCTGTCTGCCGAGCCTTGGAGCGACGACTCCCCTACGTCCCGATCGAAGCATCTATGACGGCAGCCCGGATGTGGCTTTCGGACGGGCCTGGTATCGTGGTAGCCTGGCGGCCCCGAACTTACACCCTGCCCGTCCTACCGGCCCCCGGGATCCTGCGGGACAATCTGTCGAGCCGTCGCCCCGAACGCAACCCGTACTGGCGCGCGTTTGGGCTGATCGCTATCGTGGGGGCCCCGGCGTCTCGGACACCGTTCGCCGGTGCGCGCCAGCCAGGGCGCGCGCTCACTCAACGGGATGATCGTCGACGTGCAACTTCCAAAATCGGGGCAACGCCGGCCTGCGACCCCGTCCGGCCTGATCCACGTCGCGTCGCGGGTGACACCCGCGCGGGGGCTTGAGCTCCCGTAAACGACAGAGGGGCCGGCTCACCGTCTGGTAGACCCCCCAGCCGGGCCATGCCCCCCGATCGACTCCTGCCACTGGCACCGCCCCCGCGGTGCGTGTCCCCTACTCGCATCTCGAAGATAGCCGTCCTCCCCCAGGCCGGCAACTGGCGGGGTCACGCCCAGTTGCGAATTAAGGGGGCTTTAATACCCCATAAATACTCCCTTAAGACCCGGTACTTGACTTCTCGACGCCTCCAGTGTAGGATGGGGTGTCCCGAACCTCGTGAGGCCTTGTGCCCAAGAAGACCGTTGACATCCGGATCGAGTTCCCCTCCCAAGGTGAGACGTACAGCCGCGACGAGTACGGCGTGTATGAGTACAGCACCTACCCGCGTAGCAGCGTTCTCGCTGGCCAGGAGCGTCGCAGCTTCCTCGACTCATTCGAGACGCTCGAGCAAGCGCAGGCGAAGTACCCTACCGCCGATATCTCCGGCTGCGGGTATCACGTGCCGTCGCTCGGCCATCTTCCCGACGAAGACGACGACCACGTCGCGAGCCGCGAAGAGCAGTACGGCCGCTACCTCGACTGCGGCCCACAGAATTGGGACGATCGCTAAATGCGCTACCTCATCGACACCCCATGGGGCCGCTTCACGCGCAAGACGAACCGCGAATACGAGTTCGTCGTGATCGCCTGCGGCCAGAGCGAGTTGCACATCCGCTAGCGCGCCGAGCAGGAACGCGTCGAGCTCGAGAACCGGCGCGCCATCTACCAGGAAGGCATCCGCACCGGCAAGATCCCGCTCGGCGCATACCAGTTCTACCGCGTCGAGAAGTACGTCGACTACGTCGCCAGCATCGACGTGCGCCTCGTCGACTGGCAGCCGAACCTCGACAAGCGCCTTGCCCGGAACGCCGAGCAGATCCGCACCAAGAAGGGCCAGACGATCGGCTGGTGCGGCCGCCGCGAGCTCGCCGATGCCGAAGCGCGCCGCGCGATCCGCTCGGGCTACGTGAACGTCCACGTCTACAGCGTCGTCGATCACCCGCCGTACTTCGTCGGCCAGGAGGTCGCATGAAACGCGTTGCGATTGTCGCCGTCGAGACCAATCTGCTCGGTCGTATCGTCGAGCCACCCGGCGCGGCGAACGACGCTGGCAACGGGCATCTGTGGCCGTTCCGCTCAAGTGAGACAACGTACAGTGACGACCGCGCCGAGATCGTCGGCGCATTTGTCGGCGATCTCGACGAAGGCGGGCAGATCAAGTTTGTGCTGCGCGGTCTCACCACTGGCCTCGTGAGGATTTCTTACCACCACGGCTTCGTCGTGAAGGAGGTCGCATGAACATCGCCGAGGAACTGAAGGAGCTTCGCGACAAACTCGACGATGCGCAGCGCGAGGCGCGAAGCTCTGGCGCACGCCAGGTGATTGCCATCGTCCAAGAACGTCTGACCAACATCGCCGGCGAGCTGACGCGGAACGCTGGCATGATCGCTCGAGCGATTCAGGGCACGCGCGTGTCGTACCTGAACCGGGCGGATCGTCTCGAGCTTTCAGCGCTCCTCCCGCGTCTCACGGGTTACCAGATCAAGGGAGGCCTATGAGCCTCTGCCCGCACGGCTACACCGCGTTCTACGACTGCCCCAACTGCGAGGAACCGATGGGCACGAAGCCAGCAGGCCTGAACTCTGATACCGGCCCACAGTGGGTCGAGCTCCGCGAGCTCGCGCCCGGCGCACGCTTCATGTTTGCCGCCGCCGATCTACCGAACCGCGGCCCCTGCACCCTGATCGAAAAGGGCGCTGGTGTCGCGATCATCGAGTACGCCCCGCACGACGTCGTGAAGACGTTCAAGTCGCGCTACCGCCACGGCCAGATCGTCGAGAAGACGATCACCCAGACGCTGTCCGGGCGCTCCCACTGCGCGCTCGGAGCCCAAGTCGTTGAGCTCCCCAACCCTCCGGAGGTATCCCATGCCTGACACACGCATCGGCACGCACACGGACGTGGAAGTCTTTCTGCGTGCGGACGGCATCTTCTACGCGACCGTCGACGCGTTGCTGCTCACCGACAAGACGCTTGCCGGCCTGAAGAAGCGGATCGACAACTACCGGCGAGCGAACACGCGCACCCGGGCCGCCGCGGTACAGGTTGCCGTGCTCGTGCTCGGCAGCGAGTGGGTCGACAACGACACGCGGCGGCCGACGGCGACGTGGCATCGCGGCCTCTTCGGCGGCGTGAACGCGCACACCGGCGTTATCACCATCGTCAACGCCGGCGGCCAGAAGGAAACGATCGACGACGCGGCTTGGTTCTTTCGGGCCGACAGCGCCGAAGCGATTGCGCGAGTGCAGGTGCTGATCGAGGAACGGATTCGTACTGAGGCAGTGGCTGCCCTGGCGAAGCGCCGGCTGCAGGACGAGCTCACAACGCACGCTCGCCACGTGGGGGGGCACTACGACTCACGAGGCACCGAGAAGGCCGCCAAGGTCGAGGACGAGCTGATTACGGCGCTCGAGGCGAGGCCGTGAAGAGTCCACCCATCTATACCGACGTGCGGCACCAGCGCACGGCCGAGCTCTTCGCGCGCTACGGTATCAAAAGCGGGAAGGATCTAGACGGCTGCACGCTCACCGAGAAGCAGCGCGCGGCCGTCTGTATGTATCTGGGGCTCGACGGGCTCGCGCCCACGTCGATGCCGTCGATCGCGATCGTCACGAAGACGACCAAGCAGGCGGTCTACCAACTGCTCACGGCCGCCCTGCGCAAGGTGCGGACCTATCGCTACCCGACGAAACCCGAATGACGCGCTGGCTTGCGTGGCTCCTGCTCGATCGTCGATATGGCCTCCGCGACGGCCGCTACGCTGTCCAGCTCTATTGGTGGAGCACCTGGCGGCCGGTGCGCCTCGTCAAACACGTCGCCGAGCTCCACATGACCGACGAAATGCTCAACCAGCTATTGCCGAAGCCGCCCCCAACACAGACTGGCGCACCCACCGCCCCCAACGTAGATTAGGGGTACCTGATTCCCTTGAGCCCCGGAGGTCATCGTGGATCCGTCCAACAAGCCGTTTCAAGCCGCCCTCACCAGGTACCGCGACGTCGGCACTCAGGCTGCCCAACTGCACAAGCAGGTCGGCGAACAGGAGCGCAAGGTTCGCAAGCTGCTCGCCCTCGACGCGATGGAGCTCGTCGCCAGCAGCGCCACCAACCCGCTCACCGCCAAACCGCATAGCTGGACGTCGGCAGTCGAGGCCGTCAAAGACTCCGAGCACGCGGACCAGCTGTCCGAGTTGCTGCTCGAGCTCCGCTACACGACCGAACTCGCCGAGATCGAGGCAAAGATGGGCTGGGCTGAAGTGCTGTTCCTGGTGCGGAGCGAGACCAATGGCAACTAGCACGCTCAAGCTGCGCACCAACGTCCCGCTGACCGGCTTCGTGAAGTACGCCAACTACTGGAAAGGCAAGCCGTGGGCGGATCCGGAGAAGGGCGGCGCGATCAAGCAGCTGCCCGACCAGATCCAGCTGAAAGGCAGCTGGGACGGCTCGACCGACGAGGGGCTCTTCCTGCCGATCTCCCTACTTGGAACGATGTTCGACATGGGTCTGCTGCGACAGGAAACAGTCAACGATGAGCGTGGCAATCCGAAGTACACGGTGATGAACGGGGCGCGCAAGGTGCGCGTGCTGAAGAGCGAAGACGGCAAGAAGAAACCGATCTACATCAGCTGGGCCGATGCGCCGCCCCCCGAGCAGCAAGCAGCTGCCCCGGCGGCCGCGAGCCCCGCGGCGGCCCCGCAGCCGGCGATCTCCCCACCGCCGGCGAAGAAGGCCGCTCCGCCGGCCATCGGGAACGGTGAGCAAGAGAAGTTGCGCAAGGAACACCGCCGGCGGCTCAAGGTCATTGGCGAGACCCAGGCGAACACGTGGCGGCTCGCCAAGGCGGCGATCGACGAGCTGCTCGGCGAGTGGTCGATCGAACGCACGAAGATCCCGACGCACGTCTACCTCGACCTGATCGCGCGGTTCGCCGCGACGTCGTCGATCGAGGCGTTCCGGCAGCAGCTCGTCGTGGAGCACAAAAAGAAAGACGTCCCGGCCGCGGCCCCGGGCGCGCCCGCGCAGGCCGGCAGCACGCAGGGCGCGGGTGCACTGAAGCCCATCACGGGCGATCCGACGTATCCGTCGAGCGAACCGCCGGTGCCGACGCCAACGGAGCTCCGCGCCGACGATGCGGGGCCCGTGGACAACGCGGACTTCTGGCCGGAGGAGGAAGACGAATTGCCGTTCTAGGGGCTCCCTAGGGCGGCTAGTTGCTGGGGCACCGGTGAAGCGCCCATAACGCGACGCCGGCGGGCGAAGAGGCGCGGTGACGTTCACGACAACGCGACGGCACGCGCGTGCAGGCGGAGGCAGCGGGTTCGAGTCCCGCACCAGCAGTCACTTTTTTGATGGGAGGTTGTTATGACAGCCACGTTGAAGGAACGCGCCCTCGTCGAGCACGAGGCTCTGCGGCTGAAGAATGAGCAGTATTACGCCGAGCGTGCCGAGCGGGAACGCACCGAGATCGTCGCGGGATGCGCATCCTTCGTGCGGACACAGCTGCAGCTCGACGGGCCGTTCAGCTTCGTCATCGAGGGCTCGATGGTGTACTTCGAGGCGGAAGGTCTGCCCCTCGGCTACAACACCAGCCATGCCGACTACCGCTACCGTGAACAGCTGTACCTCGGTCTCACCTGTCCCGCAGCGGCGACCTCTGATCCGGCCGTGCATCACGACCTGATTTACGAGCGCTTCGACGGTCTTGCGGACCTCGGCAACCTCTTGAGCCAGCCGCTCATCGGCAAGCAGCCCTGCTGGGCCTGCCAGGTGCGTGACGAGGAACGGGCCGACAGCCTGAGGGCCGCGACGCTAATTCCGCGGGCCCCGACGCCGCTCGAACGCATCGGGGAGGCGCTCGACGAACTCGTGCGCCAAGCCGTCGCCGACTACTACGCGCAGGAATGAAGCTCGCGATCTCACCCACGCTCAAGCTGCCGACCGACGTCGTCACGTCGACGGTGATCGTCTACGGCGGCAAGGGCATGGGCAAGACGAACTTCGGCAGCGTGCTCGCTGAAGAGTGCGACGCCGCCCGAATCCACTACGCGATTGTCGACCCGATGGGCGTGTGGTGGGGCCTGCGCCATAGCCCCGACGGCAAGGGCCGCGGCGTCGAAGTCCTGATCCTGGGCGGGATCCACGGCGACATTCCGATCGAGCCGACGGGCGGCGCGGTCGTGGCTGACCTGGTGGTCGACGAGGCCGCGAACGTCATCGTCGACATTAGCCGTCGGCCTGACGGCACGATGTGGGCGATCGCCGAGCGCGTCCGCTTCGTGCGCGACTACTGCAAGCGCCTGTATCAGCGCCAGGGCGAGAAACGCCGGCCGATCCTGCAGTTCATCGACGAGGCCGCGCGCTTCATTCCCCAAATCATTCACAAGGACGACTCCGACGTCGCCGCGTGCATGGGCGCGATCGCGGTGCTCGTCGAAGAGGGCCGGAACGTCGGTGTCGGGGTCGTACTCATCACCCAGCGCAGTGCGAAACTCAACAAAGACGTCGCCGAGCTGGCGGACTGCATGATCGCGTTCCGCACCGTCGGCCCGAATAGCCGGCGCGCGGTGCTCGACTGGCTGGGCGAGCACGTCGAGAAGGAGAAGATCAAGGGCTACGATCAGCAGGTGCGCGCCCTGCCTCGCGGCACGGCTCTCGTCGTCTCGCCAGGCTGGCTCGAGTACGAAGGCATTGCGCCGATGCGCGCGCGCCGCACGTTCGACTCAAGCGCCACCCCGAAGGGCGGCAAGCAGCTGCGCGCGAAGGGGCCTGGCGCAAAGCCAGATCTCGTGAAGTATCAGCAACTCATGGCCGCGACGATCGAGAAGGCAAAGGCCGAAGATCCCAAACTGTTGAAAAAACGGATCTTCGAACTCGAGCAGCAGGTAAAGCGGGAGCAATCGCGTGGGACCGCCCGCGAAGTGCTCGGCATCGCTAAGAACCTCAAGGTCACGCCCGAGCGCATCGTGAAGGTGCCGGCGCTGTCGGCCGCCGATCGCCATCTGATCGCCCGGGCCCTGATGGTGCTCAGGCGTGGCGAGCAGGTTGGCGAGCGACTGCACGTGCTCGAGGCCGCCTACCGGCAGGTGGGACCGCTGTTGTCGACCGTACGCGCGCTGCTCGAGCGCCTACAGCAAGTGAAGGCACTCGCCCCACTGAAGGTAACGATCACGAAGGAAATGATCGACGCGACAAAGGCAAAGGCTGGGGCCTTCCTCGATTTTGCCGGCGGGGCCGAGATCGAGCACGCGCTCATCAAGAAGGTCAACGCCGACGTTGATCGTATGCTGCGGCCAGCCACCGACGACGGCGTGAAACTGAAACCCGGCGCACGCCGCATGGTCGAGCAACTTGCCATCTGGTACCCGCGCCGGCTAACGAGCGGCCAGCTGTCGATGCTCGCGATGGTGAAGCGTGGCGGCACGTTCTTCTCCTACCTGTCGAACATCCGCCGCGCCGGCTATCTCGACGAGCAGGACGATACGTTTACGCTCACGCCGGCGGGTCACGTGGCGGCCGGGCCGGTCGACCGACGCCCGACGTCGACGCCCGATCGGGTCGCCCTGTACATGAAGCGCCTGAAGCCGGGTGCGCAACGGATGCTGCAGGTGCTCGTCGAGCAGTACCCGGACCACTGCACCGGAGCTGATTTGGCGGCCGCAGCGCAGGTGAAGCCCGGGGGGACGTTCTTCTCGTATCTCAGCAACCTCCGGACGGCGGGACTTATCGATGAACGGAACGGCAAGATCTCGGCCGCCGCCGACCTTTTCATGGAGCGGACATGACGACACATCCGTGCCCCGTCTGTGGCCGGCCGCGGAAGTGGTACATCCGCCAGAGCGTGCGCGGCCCCAACACTAAAAGTGGGAAGCACCACGCGGGCGAGCAACGCAATCGGCGCGAGCTCCGCGCGACGTGCGGGCGGAAGCTCTGTCGGCAGATCCAACGCGGCCGATCGCTACTCGCCGGCCAGGGGGGACCATGAACGATCCGTTCGCCGGCTGTCTCATCCGTGGCTGCCAGGAAGAGACCATGCCCATCGACCTTTTCTGCCCGATGCACGCGGCCGTCGTCCCCGACGATGTCCAGCGCGCGCTGGACGACTATCTTCGCCAGAAGACATCGCCGTCGATGCTGCGCTGGCAGCAGCTCGTCCGGCAAGCAAACGACGCCGTGACCGCGACGACGACACCATGACCTTGGCGATCGCCACGACAGTTTGTCGAGCCGTGGACGCCCACGGCTGCTCGTGACAACTTGTCCCCTGGATCTCGAGTAACCGACAGATTGTCCTTCGCTGCAGAAGGCGCTACACCGTGAGCTACCGGAACGACCCGGTCCGACAGGCCCGGGCGCACCGGCAACGCGCCTGGTGGGCGTTCCGGCGCAAGGTGGGCCTCCTCGACGACACCCTGCTCGCCGAGCTACTCGGCGTGAGCACCCGGTCCATCCAGCGCTATGAGACCGCCGCGAGACCGCCGGCGTGGTACCAGGCCGCCCTGCTCGGGCTCGTCGAGACGTTCCCCGACCGGGTCTTCGCCCGACGTGGCAAGCCCAGGAAACCGAAGCTCAATCGGTGGGGCAACGATGTCACGCCTGAGCCGTCGAACCCCTACTACGCGACCAGGTGGACGACAGGCGGCAAGTTGCTCTAGGGCAGCAGTGGAAGGCGAAAGAGGCGGCAGCCGAGACTGAAATTGGCGGCGAGCAACCGGCCGCCATCATGAAACACGGTCGGGCCCAACCCCACAAACAGTCCACACCGATAATCGCGCACCGTCAGCTGGCGCTCGAGCTGGCGCGTGAGCCGCTCAGCCTCGGCCTCGGCATGATCGGCGCGCTGCTGACAGGTCCGCACGACGAGTGAGCAGCCCTGGAAGGCCGTCGAATCTTGGCGCGCGATCTCGACGAGCACCGGCACGGTGTCGACCCGCGCCCCACGCGCGAGCGCTGCGCGGAGGGAATCGGCCGCGCTGTGCGCCGCGGCCGCCAAGACAGAATGTCGCCGTTCGACCGCGGCCAGCTTGTCGCGATAGCGCACCAGCGTCGCATGGATCTTCGCCATCGCGCGCGAGCTGTCGCTGACGACGCGATCCTGATGCAAGAGATAGCCGTCGATCTTGCCGAACACGTAGAAGACGAGTCCGACAGCCATCGCCCCGGCGATCAGGATTCCCGTGATTCGCCCCGTGGCCTTCATCGGCTGAACGGATCGAGGCAGGTCACCCACCCGAGCACCGCAGGCCGGATCTTCACGTACGCGTTATCGGCGACCGCGTGCGCCAGGTCGATCTCGGCCGAGCTGCCGCCCGACGCCCCGATCGTGAACACCTTGCCGCCGACCACGGCGTAGACGATCTCGACGTGGCCGATCTTTGGCGGCGCTCCCCGATTCCAGAAGAGCAGCGAGCCGGGCGTGAACGACCGGACGTCAACGAGCCGCGCGTAGTCCTTGAAGACTCCGTTCGCGAGCTGCTCGGCTGACCAGTCGCCCTCGCGGGGCAAGATCCCCGCCGCCTTCAGCCCTTCGATCACGAGCCCCGAGCAGTCGAAGCCGACGAGCGGATCGTCGCCCCCCCAGCGATATGGCTGGTTCAGTTGACGCTCCCACACGAGCTGCGCGATCTCGCGAAAACTGGTCGGTTCCATTTAGGGCTCCTGGGCTTGTCGTTGCCGCCGGCGCTCTTCGAGCCGGCGCAGGCGTTGGCTCTCGACGGCGCTGCGGCGCTCGCGTACCTGCGCCCGAATCGCCGCACGTCGGTATTCATCCTGTGCCTGCTTAGGGTCGATCGGCTTGATGTTGACGCCAGCGAACTCCTTCAGGAACTCAAGATACGGATCGTAGGCAGGGACGAGCTGCCGACCGCCCATCGCCGTCCGCGGCTCGCCGCGCGACAGGCCGTAGTGATTCAGCACCGGCTCAGGCACCGGCACGGCGTAGAGCATCGACTCGGTGAAGGTCTCTTGCTTGCGCCGCGTGGGATCGACCATCCGCGTCGCCGTTTCGAGCGGCCGGTGGAACGGGATCCAGCTACGCGCGAAGTCGCCGGCGATTGCCGAGCTATTCCGGTACGTCTGGTAGCGGTTGCGCACCTGGCGCAGGTAGTCGGCGGCCTGGAAGCCCGGCCCCACTGAGTAGAACTCGGACACATAGTTCTTGGCTTCCGTGAGCGTCCGGTCGTGTACCGTGTGACCGATCACCGCTCCCAGGCCGTAGAAGCTGTACTGATTGGTCCGCAGCCATTCTTCGAGCCCCTGGTCGTTGAGGCCGATGTAGACGCGCCCGGAACGGTCGAAGTCGTACTTCACGCCCTGGCCCGGGTCGATCGTCTTCGCCTTCCCCTCTTCGTCGCCCAGCCACGTCAACACCGCCGGCAGCCCGAAGATGATGATCGCCGCGAGCGCCTTCTGCAGATCGCCAGCCCGCCCCTTCATCCGGGCCAGCCGGCCGATCGCGCCGGTGTAGCGGCCGACGTGGCGGCTGAACTTGTAACCGTAGATGGGGAACGGGATGAGCGACTTCCCGATCGCGCCCCTGTTCATCTTCTTCAGGGCGAGCGGGATGTTGTTGTAGTTGTAGGCGAACGCGTCGCGCACGAGCTCTTCCGACGCCCGCATCTCGAACGTCGGCGCGTGGAAGAGCTCGGACATGACGCGCTTCAGCTGGTCTCTGGTGATCGTTCCCGCCTCGAGCATTTCTTTCGCGATCCGTTGCGCCTCGAGCTCACGCGTCGCCAGTGTCAGCGCCCGCTTGAAGTAATTCTCGACCATCCCGAACGGGACCAGCGCTGTGTTCATGAACGCGCGGAGCCAGCCGTGTGCCTCGTCGAGCGTCCGCAGCGTTTTCGTGCTCGCTCCAAACTCCGTCGTCGGCAGCGCCCGTACATTCGCTGGCGCAATGGCACGCGCGAGCGCCAGCAGGTGCTTCTGAGCCGCGTACAGGTCGCCGCCCGCCAGATCTTCAGCCACGAGCGAGGCGTACTGGATCGCGCCGCTGTAGAAGTTACGCAGAGCCGTGCCCACCGAGAGCAGCTGGTTCAGCGCCCAGTAGTAGATCGCCCGTGAGACGCCCTTCGTGGTGGCCGCCCACGCCTTATTCGCCAGCGCGTCGGTTGTCGGCGCTTGCGGGGGCTGCTTCGCGAAGAACTCAAGCTCCCGATAGACCGTGTTCGCCACCGCGAACCGCTGGCCCTTGAGCTCACCGAAACGCCCGAGCACTTCCGTGAATCCGTCTGGCAGGTCATCGTCGATACCCAGGGGCCGCACCAGGTTGGGATCTGGGGTGGTGAACATCACCCGCTCGAGCGCCTCGGCGAACTCGTTCTGCAGCTTCTGCAGCGACAACGGCAGGCCGCCGTGCAACCGCGCGCCTTCCAGATGCCGCTTGAATCCTTCGGCTCCACCGCGGAACTGCCGCGCGCCGGCGATCAGCTTCTTCCGGCGCAGGGCCGAGCCGAACCAGAGCACCATCGCGCCCTCATCTTCGAAGCCGTAGTGGTGCACGTAGGCCTCGATGTCCGACGAGATCTCGTATTCGAGCTTCGCGAGCTCACGGTTGACGTGTGCCTCAAGCCCGCGCTGCTTGGCCCGATCGGCATCGAGCCCGAACCGGCGCACGATGGACTGCTCGGTCTTTGAGAGCGCCGCCCACCGGCGACGGGCCTCGGCCCCGGTGATCCGGACCTGGCCCGCTTCCCGACCTGTCGCCTTCGCATCGTAGGCCCGCCGGAACGCCCGCAGGTTCGACCAGCGCGCCCGCAGCACTTCGTCCTGTTCCTTCGCCTGGGCACGCAGCTCGCGCCACTTCACGAGCTTCGTCTCGAGCTCCTGCAGCTTGGCCGGCAGATCCTTCGGACTAACCGGCGGGCCCGGCGGCGTGCGGCCGCTTACTACCCCTTCGAAGCGCGAGATCTGGGCGCGGAGCTCGTTGAGCTGCTTCTCCAAGCGGCCGATCTCCGCCGGCAGCGCTGCCGCCGCATCGTCGTCCAAGATCCCTTCCTTCGCGTGCAGATCCCGCGAGGCGCGCAGCTCCTGCAGCTCACTCTTCGTGACGTTGCGTTCCGTCTTCAGTTGCGACAGGATCTGGGCGGCCGCGCCTTTCTTGGCCTCCTGGTTCGCCCGCTGGCCGAGCTTGAATCGCTCGACGGCGTAGGCCGACGGGGACAGCGCGATCGACGAACGTCCCATGTCGGCACGCAGCTTGTCGATCGCCTGGCGCAGCTGCGTCACTTCGAGCTCGAGCTTTGCGGGATGGCCGTAGATCTTCAGCAGCCGGTCGTAGCCCACCTGGTCGAGCTCGCCCGAGCGCTCGAGCACGTCACGGAACACCGGCTCGCCGTCGGGCCCGAACTCGGCAATGGCCTCGGCGGCGTTGAAGAGCGCCTCTTGTCGATCGGGCGTCACGCCAAGCTGCTTGCCGACGACGCGCGGCAGTTTGTCGCGCAGGAACGCCAGCACCGTCACGGCACGAAACTCCGTGAAGTACGGCAGGCCAGCGAGGAAATGCACCGCCGACCGATTCAGGGATTCTTGGACGATGTCCTTCTGCACGAGCTGTTCGAGCTCGGCGCGCTGGCGTTCGTATTCGACGAGCACGAGATGCAGCGGCGCTCCGATCTGTTCCATCCGGGTGCCGGCGAACGACGTCAGGAGCTTGCCGATCGTCCCTTCGGCCGCCGGCGCGATCCCCAGCTTCTCGGCCGCGTCGATCGCTTCCTGCGCAATCACGCTTGCGGTGTTCGGCAACCCGTCCTCGCCGTAGCCAGGGCCCACCGCTTCGCGCACGGAGAGCGGGCCGTCGACCAGCAGACCGGCTGGCAGCTGATAGGAGCGAGAGCCCTGCACGGCCGGATCCGTCGTATAGCCCGGCTGCCCGCGCCAGGGCACCGCCATCGGGCCGGACTCGTGGACACGGCGACCGACCATTGTTGCCGCCCACTGCTGTTCGAGCGCATCCTTGACCCCGTGGCGAATCCTGCCGATCTCCGACGCTGAGATCCAGCGTACGAGTCCCGTCCCCTCCTGCAGGTGCGTGGTCACGATGTCGAGCACACCCCGCTGCAGCGGCGTCGACTCGCCGTAGAGCCGCAGCACCTGGTCGTAGAGCTCACGATCGTGCACGCCGATGATCGTCTCGGCCGCCCCGTAGCGTTCCATCGCCGATGCGAGCTGGTCGATCAGCGGCGACTGGAATCCGAGCGCAACGTCGGCCGGCGTGAACGGATCGAGCCCGACGATCTTCCCTCTGCTCCCAAGGTGAATGAGGTACCCGTTGTGCGCCTTACCCAAGCGGTGTACGACGGCCGCTATCTGGTCGGGTTTCGTAATCGCCTCACTGAACCCCGTCGCCGGCCGGAACCAGGGTACCTTCGGGCTGTAGCGATACGGCAGGAACTTGGGCGTCGCGCGCCACCCAGTGCCATCCGGCGCTTCCGTCAACTCGGTGATCGTGTACTCGTTGTCGTCGATGACCAGGTTGTTGCCCGGCGTGAGCCCGTGGCGCTTCGCCGCGTTCGCGAAGCCGCCCCACATCGAAATGTCATAACCGATGCCTGACGGCGTGGGATCACCGGACGGGTGATTGTGCGCGGTATGAACGTGTGTTGCGCCGGCCGCCACAGCCTCTTCAAGGAACATACGCCGGAGATCTGCCCCAGCTTTCCCTTCGGCGCTCACAAAGGACAGCGCCCCCGACGTGAGTACGTGCGAGACGACAATCTGATCGTTCCGCGTCGCGAAGAGCACGAGCGTCTCGAGGAACGGCGAGCGCAGCGTCTGCAGCATGGCCCCGACGCCGTCAACGAGCTCGCGGTACTTCGCGAACTTAGCCGCGTCCAGTACCTGATGCACGGTTTCTTCTGGTCGCGTAGGACCAGCTCGACCCGTAAGCGGCGAAACGATCTTCGGCTGCGCGCCGGCCGGCCAGACGTTCGGGAACTGCCGGCCGATCCAGGTCGCCTGTCCCTTCGCGAGATCCGTGGCGATCTGGCGTGCCACGACGGCCCGCGTGCGGTAGTGCGCGATCGCGCGCACGCCCTTCTCGAGATCTTCTGGCTTCGCTTTGGGCTCGGGCTTCAGCTGCAACTGCTCGACGGCCTTGTCGAGCGCCATCTCGAGCTGCCGCTCACCGCCGAACGCCGCCTCGGCCTCGGTGACGCGCTCGCGTGTCTTCAGCCAGGGCGACGAGAGGATCGACGGCTCGGCGACGTAGAGTCCCTTCTCGCGCACCGTCTTGCGCACCGCGTCAGGGATCTCGACCGACCAGACCGGCTGCTCAGATGGCTGCTCTGGGTACGGTACGCCACTCTCCCGTCTGAGCCGACGGCTCGTCTCGTCGTACTCGCTCGTCGGCACATCCATGAACGGCTTCTCGATCTCGACCTTCCCACCGCCGAGCTTGCGCAGCTGCTCGCGGATGAGCTTCGGAAGGATCTGATCGTAGAATACGCGCTGTCCTTGGCCCCCGATGGTGATGTCCGCGCCCTCCACCTGCACAGAGTCGGTGAGGCGCGACTCGTCAGCGGCTTGCGCCCGTAGTTTATCGGCGACCTCTTTCCCTACGATCGCGTCGAGATCTTCCGACGCTTTAGTATGTTCAGGAAGCCCGAGTTCTTCGAGATTCAGCGGCCTATTGTTCTTGAATATCGACAGCTGACCGCTCGTTGGATTCCATCGAATCCGGTCGATGTGCTCCTGTATGGCCGTGTCGTACCGCTCGGCCTGTTGCTTGCCCGTCGTCCACGCGAGCCGCTTCTTCCCCGTCAACACCGCCGCGTCGATAGCGCGGCGTACCATCAGGCCAGCCCAATCTTCGGTACGGGCCAGCGGGAGCCGCGGTACCCCACCCCGCGCGTTGTCCCAGGCCTGCGACGCCTTGTCGAACTCCTCCTCTGCCCGCTTGATGTTTGCCCACGCCTCGCTATCCGACGGTCGCACTACGAGTCCCGACGTCATGATGTCCGACAACGCCCCGCGCGCGACGCTGTGGTAGGACGGCGTCTCTTCGAGCTTAACGCGCAACTGCTGCAGCGCCTCTTCAGCATTGCTTGTGAACGTGCTCATGTTCTGCACGGTGTTGGCGAACGCCCAGATCACCCAGCCACGTTGATCGTATTGGCCTTCATGCTTCAAGCGATCGGGGATCTTCGGGTTCGCCGCCCCTGACGGCCACAGCATCATATCGCCGAGCGTGTGTCCGTCGACACGGAGCTTCGCGACCTTCGTGACTTCGGGGTGGCCGGGGTTCCACGGCGGATTCGGAACCGTTTCGTCATGGAGATCTTCCACGCGAAGCCGCTGGGCAATGTCGCGGCCCACACCCTCGACGAGCTGCTGGCGATACTCGACCGCGCGGTCCACCGCGTCGCGCAGCTGCCGCATGTCCGCCGGCTTCCGGTAGTCCTCTTCGCGGCCGCGCTGGTGCACATCGCTTTGAATCTCTTCGATGAACAGCGTCGGCTCTCCGCGTACCGTGCGATCGGTGATCCGCAGGTGCCCGACCGGATTCACCACGCCCGACCAATGCGGTGACGTGTAGCTCAGGCCGATCTCTTTTTCGGCCTTGTCGTAGTACCGCTGTCGGCCGTTTGGCCCCAAGGTCTCCCAGTTCTCGCCGTTGCGCTCGGCCATCGACCGTGCGAGCTCGCGCTGGGCTTCGGCCCCTGCGGCAGACCCGCGCGCCCCTTCCGGCCCCGTCGGTGGCGCGACGACAATGATCTCGCGGTAGTTCTGGCCGCCCGGCAGTGTGTACTCGCCGTACGCCGTCTCGCGGTGACCCTCGACCCCAATGCCGTGCTTGGCCTCGAGTTCCACGACCTTCCGGCGCGCTGCCCACAACGCGTCGGCGAGGCTCTTCAGGTCGTCGACCAAGGCGCGCGCTGGGAAGGATTTCGGCACCGAGGCCTGGTACAGCGACTGGTTGACGTCGGCAAACTCGATCACATCCTGGGCATAGGATCCCGAGAGGCCGCGCGCACCGAGCTCGGCCCGGTAGGTCTCGTAGGCGCGCTCTTCCGCCGCCCGGGCGGCGTCGACCTCGGGCCGCGATTGCTTGCCATAGACGACCTCTTCGAGCTTCAGCGGCTGACGCTCGATCTGGAACTGCAGCTCCTGCTGATAGACGGGCTTGTCGCGGTTCGCCTCGAGCAGCGCCTGAATCCCCGTCTGTTCGCGCTCTTCGCGCGACGTGCCGCCTGGTACCTTCTCGAGATAGGCGAGCCACTGCTGACCCGTGCCCTTTTCGAACGGTGAAGCCGCGAGCGCGCGGCGCACGCGCGAGTAGAACTGGCCGATCTCGCGCACCCGGTTCGGCGGCTCCATCTCGGCCTGCAGCTTGGCAAGCTGACGCTCGATCCGTTGACGTCGCGTCACGTAGTCGCCGCGCGGTTCGCGCACATCGAAGCTGACGTCGCCGCCAGGCACCCCTTCAAGCTCCATCGCGCGCCGCTCAGCCGTCTGCTCAGCCGACTGTTGCAGCTCTTGGGCACGTGCGAGATAGCGGTCCACGACATCGTGAGGATTGATGCCCCGCGCTTGAAACTCGCGCTCGAGTTCCGTGAGGATCCGCTTGTCGTCCTTGATGCGCCCAAGCGCGCGGCCGGCAGCTCCCGTCACGGCCGTGCCGGTGATCGTACCAAGATCGGGCAGTGTGCGCGCCCAGACGTTGATGCCCTGGCCAGCTTCACCTGCCATCTGCTCGAGTCGATCGTTGATCTGGATCCAGCGCGCTTCAAGCGCCTGGTCGTCGTACTTCTGGAAGTTCTTGCGCCGCGGCTGCGGCAGCGTGCCCTCTTCGCCTGGCTTCGGCAACCGGGCCTGACGCTCTTCCTCAGTGCCGCCCAGCACTTCAGGCGCTCCTTCGGGCAGGCTGGTGCGGGACGCCGGCCGCGGCGTCGCCCGACGCTCAGGGAAGAATGTTGGGGCTTCGGCCGGGATCTCCCGCTCGGGAAGTGCGGCCGCACTTGGCGGCACGTGCGGCTCAGGCGGCGGTGGCTCAGCCTGCCGCACCATCGCCTGCAGCTCAACCATCCGAGCCAGATCCTCGTCGGTCTTGTTCGGCTTGAGCGACAGCGTCGCCAGCTCGTTCCCGGCAGCCTGCAGCGCGGGGTCAGCGATCGGCGCGACAATCTGTCCTGGCGGCCGCGGCGCGGGTGGGGCTTGGCCCACGAGTTCAAGCGCCACGCGCTGCGCCGCACCGGCGGTCGCCACGTGCTCAGGCATCCCCGCGGCGGACACTGGCTCGGGCGGTGGTGGCAAGAGCCGTGGAGCTTCCGGCGTCGGAATCGTGCGGCCTCGCACCGGGACTTCGATGCCGGGTAGATTCGCGCGCGCCATCCGACGCAGCGTTGAACGGATTCCGAGGGCCAGCAGCTCGCTCGACGCCTGACCCCCTGCGCCGAAGGCCGCTCCCCCAGCTGCACCACCGAGACCGCGCGCGGCGATCTCTGCCGGTGGCCGGCGTTCGGCCGTTGCCTTGCCCGCCTCGAGCGCGCCGAACCGACCGGCCTCGACGCCGGTGGCGCGCGCCAGGCGACCGGCCAGCGTACCTGTCGCTTCACGCTCAGCCGTGGCCACGACGCGACCACCAGCGTCGAAGAGTCCGCGCGTTCTGGCCGCACCGGCGATCCCTGGCTCACGAAATACACGCCCGATGGGCCCGGGCAGCCGGCCTAGCGTCTCCAACTCGAGGTAGAGCTCGCCGACGTCGGACGCCAGCCCGGCGACCGGATGCGCCTCGCGGGCCAGCCGCTCCTCTTCACCGTGTCGTTCAGCCGTACGCTGGAACTGTTCGCCGACGCCGCCAGGGAGGTTCGCACCGAGGATCCGCTCGGCTTCCGTCGCCGCCGCGGCCGCGCCAGGAATACCCAGCAGCCGCGCCGTGCCGCGTCGGCGTGCACGTCCCGCCTCAACGCCAGCTGCCGCGGCGAGGCGCTGCTCGAGCGGGCCCGGCTGTGGTTCGAGAACTGCGGGGAGCCGTGTCGCCGGCGGCGGCCCAATGGGCGCAGTCGCCGCCACGTCGGGGAGCTGGCGCGGGGTGGCCTCGAGCGGCGGCGGTGGCAACTCGACTTCGGGCACTGGGGGAAGCCCAGCCTTCCGGCCGAGCCGCAGGTAGCGCCGATCGGACAGCAGCCGCAGCCGCTGCGCCGCAGGTGTATCGGGCCGAACCGGCGAGCTCATTTGCGCGCCAGGATCACATCAATCTGTGGATCCGTGTAGCCGGCAGCCGTCAGCTCCGCGCGGGCGTCTTCAAGATCGAGATCGGCGATCATATCGAGCGCCGCTGTGACCTCGTCGTCCGACAACTCGTCGCCAGTCTCGTCCACCGTTCCTTCGTCCGACCTGGTGTCGATCGAATCTTCCAGGTCCGTAGCCGTCTCGGGAACCGCCGGCGAGCTCGGCGCGACAGATTGTCCCGGCCTCGAGGCCGGCACACCGCGGCCGCCCTTCGAGCGCAGGTAGTTCTCGAGGATCGACTGCACACCCGCTGGCAAGCTGAGGGGATTAGGCGCTGGCGCGGTCGGCGCACGCGGCACGCCGAGCGTGGGATTGATGAGGTTGGCGACGGCCGTCGAGTCCGCGACGTAGTTCGGGTCGATGCTGCGCCGGATCCGGGCGCGAATTGATTTCTCTTCCGTTGGCTGCAGGGGATCGCGGTAACCCCGGGCGGCTTGTGTACGCTCCGCCTCGACTGCGCGATTCGCACCGACGTCGGCGCGCTCCGTGCGCCCCAGCACGAAGCGATCGGCCTGGCTCACCTTGCCCTGGTTGCCGTGGCTCGCCTGACGTCGACGAAGGTCGGCTGCCGTGCGCAACCGCTCGGTCAGGTGGCCGTGCCGCACGTTCTCGAGCTCAAGCCGATCCGCCTGCGTGATCCCCCGGGTCGGTTGGACGTGTGCACGCCCGCGGTAGTATTCGGCCTGCGCAGCCCGTAGATCCCGTTGCGATTCCTGCTCGAGTGCCTTGTCCTGCTGCACCTGCTGCTGGCGGGACATCTGCTGACCGCGCGCAAACGTGTTGACGGCCGTCCCGAAGAAGGACTCGGCCCCGCTCTCGGAGTTTGGATTGAGCGAACCCGCCGCACTCTCAACAGCTGTCGCGAGCCGGTTGCGAAGCGACGACGGCCCAGCCGCCCGAGGGCGCGGCGTGCTCGCGGCGACTTGGTCGGGCTGGAACATCGGCCCGGGCAGGAAGGCCGGATGCTTCTGCGCGAACAGGCTCGTGCCCGGTGGCTGCTGGCGCAGGAAGCCGGGATCGAGCGGCGGCCGCGGCCGCGGGCGCAGGTAGGTGGGCTGGGGACTCACGGTCCCGCTCCGACGCCAGACCTGATGCCGCTGCCGGGCAGGAAGAAGTTGCCAGCGACGCCCAGCCCGGTGCCCAAGATCTTCGCCAGGGCGTTCCCGCGCTTCAGCTTGGTCGGGTCGAAACCCCGCAGCAGGTCGTCGAGCTCCGACGTTGCGCCGCGCGCTGCGCCGCCGAGCTCGCTCGTGTAGTTCTGACCCAGCTGAGCCGCCTGGGGCGCAAGCCGCGCCAGGGCCTCGGCGAGGTTGCGCGAGAAGAGATCCGACGTGTTGTAGGTCTGCCGGCTCTCCTCGCTCGAGGCGTTGCCGCCGAAGCGCGCGGCGGTGTTGGCCTGCACGCCTGACAACGTATTCGTGAAGTCGCGCATCGCCGGTGCCGTGATGCCCCGTGCGGCTTCGTCGAAGAAGCCTTGAAACTTGTGCCCGGCAGCCGCGGGATCCGCCAAGGCGGATCCGTACAAATCGTACAGCCCCGCTGAGCGGCCGTAGCGTTGGCCGATGTCGGCGTACTGCTGCTTGGCGAAGCGCTGCTTCGCCCGGTTCCCCAGGCCCGTGTACGGGTTGCGCGCTGGCGCATACGGTGCGGTCATCCGGCTCCCCCTCCTGCCGGCGGCGGCGGCGTGTTCCCGCCGCGCCAGGCTCTGAGAAGATCGAGAATGAACCCAGGCGAGATCAGCCCGGCCCCGATCACCAGCATCACGTGAACGATAGCATCGCTCGGCCGATTCGCCGCTGGCAGCAGCAGCTCGATGGCAGTGACCAACGCCAGCAGCGCGAATCCGCCGATCGTCGCCGGCTTCTTCCAGCGATCACCAGCCCGTTGGAAGGTACCCGTCATGGTTTCGCGCCCTCAAGATGCCGGTGGAGCCGCTCTTCCATCCGGGCCGTGCGCTCACGCATTTCGTCGTACCGCGTCATCACCCGAATCTCGGCCTCGCCGACGATCCCCGTTAGCTCGTTGCGCACCAGGTGGCGGCTGCTCTCGATCCGCTTGTCGACCGTCCGAGTCTCCTCGTCGAGCTTGTCGATGTCATCCTTGTTCCGCTTTGAGTAGGCCTCAAGTGCCGCCAGCCGATTGCCCTGCCGGATGAACATCGAGAACAGGAAGACCGAGATCCCCGACAGAACACCGGTCAGAACTGTCACCGGCGATGGTGTCTGCCCTACCGCCTGCAACAGCCCGGCGAAGACACTGCCGCTGACCGTCGCGATTACGAGCGCGCCCTTCCACGGGCCGGTCAATCGATCCTCATCCAGTTGGCCCCATCCGATTGCACCGTCACCCGATCGTACTGCGCGGCGAGTACCGCGGTGGCCGCTCCGTCGATCGTCTGACCGCCGGTGGTGGCGACGGTCACGTTGTTCGCGCCAGCGTTCAGGCGTTTCACCGTGTAGATCCGGCCCTTGACGCCGACGGCTGTTGGCAGCGTCACGCTGAAGGCCCCACCGACCGCGTCGGCCAAGACCGTCGAGTCGATCTCTATCACGCTGTACGCCGCCGTGACGCGAATCACCCCGGTCGCGAGCGGCCCGGCGATCACGACCTTCCGAAACGGCAGTGTCCCGTTCTGCAGGCGCTCGAAGTAGCTAACGAGCTCCTCAAGCGTCGTGGGCCGCACCTGCCCGTAGGGCGCGGTCACGGCACCCCAGCCACCGCGGGCGCGGCAAGCTCGAGCGGCAGATGTGCCGCCTGAATCGGGCCAACTTCGACGAGCCCTGTCCGCGACAGCACATCGACGATGACGCCCAGGTACGTGCCCACTCGCGCGAGCCTGTACTCGAGCACTCGCTTCTTCGGCGTCGACGTCGTGGGCAGGAGGTACTGCACGGCCCCGAGCTTCGTGTTGAAGTCGACCACCGGCGTGATCGCGAGCACCGGCGCACCGTCATCCCAGCCGACCGTGACGTAAATCCGGCGAAACCGTGTGCGCGCCGACAAGCCAGCGATCGGCACATCGTCGGTCTGGATCCGCAGCAGCGAGTCGCTCGCGCCCGGGATGCCGCTCACTTGCTGACCGTAGGTGCCCTCCGACAGCCGATAGAGCTCTGAGCCCGCACCGCCGGGCAGGGCCGCCGTCGGGTCGCCGATCTGGCCTGCCATCAGGAACTCGGCCACCTAGGCCCCCGTCGGCGTGATGGGGAATGGTGCGCATTGGACGTAGTTGCCGTGATTGCCGCTGCCGTCTGTGGCTTCGGTGCGGAGCCAGTAGTACACCGCGACGCCCACGCGCTGCTTCGAGGGATCGATGACCTGGCCCGTGCCAGGGCTCGCCTCCGCCTGCACCGGATCCGCGCCGGTCGGCGTATTCGAGTCACTGCGCCGATAGAGACGCACCAGCGTGTTCGGCGCAGTGAATGGCGTCCACGTTGCTTGAATCTCGGAGTAGGTGACGCCCTTGATGATCTCGGTGTTCCCCGTTTCGACTACTGTCGGCGATGCCGGATCCGGCGTCGCCGCACCGGACAACGTCGTAAACAACGCCGTGGCCGTCGTGTACGCGGAGACCTGGCCGTTCCGGACTTGACGCACCCGCACATCGTAGAGCGTCGACGGCACGAGGCTCGAGAGCTGGCGGCTGTAGGTCGTCGGCGGCGTCGTTCCGCCATCAAGCCACGTGCTCGTGCCGTTCGGCCGATACTGCACTTCGAACGTGACATCGGGTGCGGTGTCCCCGGGCGTCCAGCTGATCGTCGCAAGACTTGAGCCGATGCCACTCGCGCTGATCCCCGAAACCACACCGGTCGGCCCCGCAAGATCGAGACCTGGTCCTCGGATCGTCCCGACCGAGAAGATCGGATTGGGCAGGCTCTGCACGCCGAACTCGTTGCGCAGGTAGTCCCACCAGAAGAGTTCGGTCAGATAGACGTTCGAGACGAGATCGCCGTCGTCGTCCTCCTTCCGGCGCACGCCGAACACCACGCGATTGCGGGCGCTGTCATGCGCCGCCCAGCTCCGCGACAAATCGAGATAGGACAGGAAGCGTCGTGTCACGCGGTCAACGCTCAGGAGCTCGATCGGGTTGCCGCCGACCGAGATCACCGGCCCGTAGAGACTCATCCACACCGCCGCGTCACCAATCGACACCATCGCCACCGTCGAGACCGGGCCTTTCTCAGCCCCGATCTGGCGGTAGTAGAACTGAGAACTGAAGTCGCCATCGAACGCGAAGATCTCTTGCGCCTTGCCGACGATCGACACCTGGCCGGCCATTGCGCAGGCAATGATCGCCAGATTCAGCGTGCCGATCGGGACGAAGCCGGCCGTCTGGTCGGTCGTGTCAGGCAGCCACGTGTCCGGCGCACCGTAGCGGCAATAGCGCAGGATGTGCGGCATATCGATGAAGCCGGTTTCCTCGTTCTGGTAGCCCCAGCCGAAGATCGTCGCGCCGCGGTGCTTGGAGATCCCGCGAAAGCGCAGCAGGGCCGCGCCAGCGCCGCCGGCCACCAGGTCGAACGTCGGATGGCTGATCGTCCCCGCCCCGGCGGGATCGAAGACGGAGAATCCCTTCCGCGACGCGGCGGCCTCGAAGGCCTGCGCGCAGTAGTAGAACTTCCCAAACATCTCGAAGCCCGTGATCTGAGGCGGCAGCTGCTCGGTGTACGACGTGAATGCCTCGAAGCGCCGCATCGACACGCCAGTTTCGGAGATCTGGTGCAGGTACACTTTGTCGTCGTCCCCGTTGAAGCTGAAGGCGACGCCGGCGGACGGGCTCGAGGCCCCGCCCTGGGTGCTGAACGGGAAGATGCCACAGACCGCATGACCTTCAACCGGCGTAGCGTTCTTCAACGTGTCGGCCAACAGCCAGTCGGGCACGTGCCGCACGAGGCCGGGCCCGACGAGCAGCGCATTGCGCAGCAAGCGAACACGCGGCGCATCGACCAGGCCAGGGCCAGCGTCTCGTTGTTCACCGCCGAGCCCCGTCGGCAGGATCGGCGCGATCGTCCACCGCTTGGGCACTACGCCTCCCGATCTTCGGTCGTCAGCACCGTGGCCTCGATGCCGATGTGCTTCGCCAGGATCGCCACCGCCTCGAGCAACTCGTCTTTCAGCGACGCCAGCTCTTCCGGATCCCGGTCGCCCGCCTTGCGCGCGAGGTACAGCGCCAGCCAGGTCACAAGGAACGGATTGCCGGCGGCATCAGGCCAGGCGGTCGTGCTCGCATCGCTTGGCGTCACCGCCCCGATGTAGTGCCCCGAGCTCGTCATGAGGCCCGGCACCGGCGTGTAGCGAACCGTGAGCAGCGCGCCGATCACCGGATCACCCGGCCGGCCGGCGCTCAAGAGCTTTTGTTGCTCGATGAGCACCGCGGGCGGCATTTCGGCCACACCATCGACGAGGTCGGCGCGCGTCACCGTCGCCACGCGGACGCCGCTGCTATCGCTGATGATGTGGCGGAACGCCGCCACGGGCAGCGCGACGGGCGACGCTGCCACCGCGACCAGGGTACTGGCGGCGAAGAAATCGCCTTGGCCCATCCCGCCGTCGTCTGACGGCGTCCCGGCCAGCACGTACAGCTGCTGCAGCTTTCGGTTCAGGACGTTCAGCAGCTCGGCCGTATCGGACGAGAGATCCGAGCTCGCCGCGTCGTTCGCGAGCGAGGTCTTGACCGCACCGTCGATGATTGTCTGCGCCTGGGTGCTCATCTACAGCCGCCAAGCCCCTTTCGTCATCATAGCGGTACCTTGAACGCGATCCCCGCAAAACTCAGCGATGTATTGACGCCCACCATGATCTGCACATTGCCACCAGAATCGACGCGCACCGACGCGAAGGTCGTCCCCGAGACCGATGCAAAATCCAGGTTGGTGTCGGGCCGGAACCCTGCGGGTAGAGTGAAAATCGTTGTGCCGGCCGTGACGGTCCCATCTTTGACCTTGCCTTCGATTCTGACGACACCAGCCTCGTCGCGGTAGAACCGAACCGGGAAGTTGACAGCATCAAACGCGACCCATGCGTTGGAGAACGACGACTGCGCGTAGGGCACGCCGATTGTCTGCACGCCGGCGTTATCAATCCGCAGGATGCCGCCGCCCGCCCCGCTCGTGTAGCCCGTGTTGTCGTCCGCAATGCGCGTGCGGGTGGCGTTCGCCGTCACATTGATATGCTTGTCCGTAGCGTCTGCGTCGAGAATGTTTCCCCGAATCTTTGTTTCGACGGCGTTGTCGACGCTGATGTTATAGGCCAGGCGGTCGAGCGAGTTGACGTTGTTCTCCTCAATGTGCGCCTCCGCTACCTGCCCGACGTCGCCCTTGATGACGATGTTCGCGACTTCCGCCCCGGTGTAGGCGACGTTCTGCTCGATCTGATTGCGCCGAATAAAAATCTGGGCTCCACTGCGAATGACGACCGCCCCGCCAGCGTTCGTGATGTTGTTGTCATCCACATGGATCTGCCGCGCGCCAGAGACCATCGAGAGATCAATACCGATGTTCGCGCCGGTCAGCGTGTTGCGCAGGATGTGCAGGCTGTCGCCCGCGCGCTCCATCATGATGCCGTTGTAGATCAGCGAGTCTTTGATCGTCGACGTGAAGAACCCGTCGGTGTTGGTCGGGTTCGTGAGATTGAACCCCTTGCCGCCCAGCGCGTCGAGCCAGAGCTCTGCAAACGTGACATCGGCGAGGAAGGCCCCGGACGCCGTCAGGTCGACGTGAATCGCATGACGGCCGGGCGTCCCCGACTGCTTGGTGATGACGAAGTTCGCGAACCGCTGCCGCCGGATGGCGACGCCAGCCCCAGGGATGATCTTCAGCGCATCGACCGTGCCCGCAACCCCACTGCCCATCACGAGCCGGCTTTCGTAGCCCGAGCCCAACATTGACATATTCGTCGTCACGGTAAGCGCCGCCGTGAAGAGGAACCGTCCGGGCGGCACCACTGTAGTGCCACCAACCAGCTGCGCGGCAGTGAATGTGGCGAGGATCGCGCTCGTGCTGTCAACGGTCAGATCATCCTTCGCGCCGTAATCAACGAGCGAGAAGAACTTCAGCGCCTCCCACGTCTGCAGCCGAAACCAACCAGTCGAGTTGCCGTCGCCGATCGCCTTCGTCCACACGACGCGCGCGTCTGCCGCATCTTCTTGGATGAAGAGATCCCCGCGTCGCCCAACGCTAGCGCCGTTAGGATCCCCGCTGCCCCACAGAATCTCGGGCGCGTCGCTCTCCGTCGGTGTGGCGTCCGTCGCGAAGGGCAGTTGCACCGACTTGCGCGCAAAGCCGGCGCGGCCGACGAGGGCGGGCAGGCCAGCAAGACCAGGCCAGGTCGCTTGCGTCGTCATGTCTCAATCTCCAAACTCGCCCGTATGTCCGCCGTCGTTGGCGACCAGCTCCCGTCCGTGGTGATGCGCAGTTCGAGCTCGTCGCCAGCGGCAAAGGCGTCGACGTCCTTCGCCTGCGTCGTGGCCTTGAATGCTGTGTTCGTCCCGTCGAGCACGGCCGTCAGCGTGCCGAGGGCTGCGCCATTCTTGAAGACTTTCACGGTGAGCGTCCCGGCCACGCGCGCTTCATTCGATTTGACGTTCACGCCTGTCATGGAGCCGGCGCGCACCGCGATCCACCGTGTCGGGGCTTCCGTCGTCGTCGCGAGGCGCGTTAAGGCGACGTCTGTTTGCGAAGCGGCGACGTTTTCCTGGTACCAGCCGTCGATCGTCTGCCGAAATCCGCCAGCGATCACCACTTGGTCGAGATCCGTCGCGGCATCGAGCGAGGCAACTGCCCGCCAGCCCGTCGCCGTAGCGACCCCGGAGCGCTTCTCCCACAGACGCACGGTGTCTTGCTGCACGTAGGTGTCGCCCAGCGTTCCGACTACGGCGTTCTCGGGCGAGCCGGTGCCCCACAAGATCTCGGGGGCGTCGGTCTCTGGCGGAATCGCATCCGAGGCGAACGGCAGTTGGATCGACTTGCGCTGCCACAGCGCCCGCGACGGCAGCGCTGGCAGTCCCCCAATCCCCGGCCACGCGGGTGTCGTCATCGATTCCTCGTCGTCCGGTGCTGTTTGATGATGCGGTGGTCGAGCACCGCGCCGCTGCGCGCGCGCTCGCCCGCCGCAGTCGCTTCACTGAGGTAAAACTGCAGCAGCCTCGCCGGGAACTCCTTGTTCATCGCCGCCTCATGCCGCGCCATGAACGCCGCAAGCTGCCACTTGAGGCAGTGCCCGTAGACCGTCGGGATCAGGATCTCCTGATCGAGCGTCTCGAGGCGCTCGTCGTCGAACTCGGGCGGCTCGGGGATGTAGGCGACCGTGATCGACTCCACCGCATCCCACAGCGTGCCGATGCCAGTCGGGTTGACCAGCGGCGTCAGCTGGAAGCCGCTCACCGTCGCCACGAGGCCGTCGCCGGTCCCGAATTGCGCCTTCTTCGCGATCGGCAGCCAGCGCACCGGCACCCGCTGGTGCGCCGTCGTGAGGGTCGCCCAGATCGCGATGATCTGCAGCGAGTCGGCCGGCAGCGTGTAGTCGCCCTGCGCAACCAGTGGACTCGCGAGGTAGGCTACCCCATCGGCGCGGCCGACGGCAATCGCGTGACCATCCGAGCCGTCAGCGACCGCATAGGGAATCCCGTCCGGTCCCACGGCTGCCAGGGCGTTCGATTCGAGCAGCAGCTCAACCGACAGCCGATCCTTCAGGTCGTCGGCGAGCTCCTTGTAGTAGACCCGGTGCCGCTCCGACAGATAGCCCACGCACGAGCGGTTCGAGTGCCGCTCGCGCGTGAACGCCGGATGCTCATTCCGCGCATCGAGAATAATGTCGCGAACGAGCAGGTTCACCGCTTGCCCTTGAAGCGGAACCGGCGCTTTGGCTTCGGTTTCGGCTTCACGTAACGGCCGGCGCGGCGCTCTTCGTCGAGCCCGATCGCGATCGCCTGCGCCCGGCTCTTCACGATCGGTCCCTTCTTCGAACCCGAGTGGAGCGTCCCGGCCTTGAACTCGTGCAGCGTCCCTCGGATACCTGGCATCGCACCCTCCCTCGAGGTACGGACAATCTGTCCACAGGATCCGGCCGACAACTTGTCGTCTACGAGCTGCTCACGCCTTCTCGATGATCGTCGATACGTGCACCCGGTCACCGAGTGCCAAGTCGCGTGCCTGGGCCTTCGGCACTTCGACGTCGAACCGCCGTCTGTAGCTCGGACTCGGCGCGATCTCGCCCTTCGTGTGCGTCTTGAGCTTGGGCGGCTTGGCTTCGTCCTCGAGCTCAATGCGCGCAATGTCCTTGCGGTCGTAGTGCTCGGACACGCCCACCACCTTCCCGGTGCGCGTCTTCCGGTGCCCACCGTCGCCGCGCAGCTGGCGGATCCGATCGTGCAGGGGATCCTTAGTGCTATGCATCGTGCCCTCTTACTTGTTCGGGTTCGCGTACCCGTAGCGCGCCAGGATCCGCTTGATGGGCTCGCGGCCTCCGTCGGGTCGACCGTACTCCGCCTGTGCTATCTGCTTGAGCGCCGCGTCGGCCGCCTTCTTGGTCATCTTGTCGCCCTTGGCGGCGGTCGCCTCGCGATTGAGCTGGCGGATCTGCAACTTGTCGCGCTCGAGCGCGGCGTTCGCCTGCGCGATCGCTTCCGTTGCCGCAGCCGGCTCGACCGCAGGACCGAAGCGCCGACCCTCGATGTCGGGCAGCACGTCAGCCACTTCCTGCTCACCATCGGCACCGCCAGTGATCGCCTGACCGATGTTGCCATCGTCAAGCTCGGTGCCCGCTTCACCCGCCGGGGGTGCTGTCGGTTGCGTCGCCATCACCGGCGGCTCGCTGCCCTGACCCGTCACCAACGGACCGTACTTGATCTTCTGGCCGTGGCCCGGCAGGTCCGTCTGGATGTTGTCGGGGTTCGCAATCTTCCCCGTGTCCTGGTCGACCCATCGGTTCCCCGTGGGTGCGGTCATCGCTCGGCTCCTTCGTGAGTGTGGCAGTTACCTGTTCCAGTGCGCCGCCCGAAACGTTCCGATAGAACTCGAAGGCGACGTCGCGGACAAAGCCCGCGAACTCCGGATTATCGTACATCTCGTCTTCGGCCTGCGCCGCCGCGAGATCGTCCTGCGTCGCGGCGCGGGCTGCTTTCTTGAGCTCGAGCTGATACATCGCTTCGCCTTGGCGCAGCTGCTCAAGCATCGCCTGCTCGCCCCATTCCGCCCGCTCATACGAGCGGATCAGATAGAGGCCGGCGGCCATGTACTCCGCCTCCCACCAGCTCGCAATGCGCCGCTCGAGCTCTTTGCGCGGCCGCTTCCACAGCCGTCCGAGGCGGTAGCGGCCCGCCTCGCGCCGCAGGTAGTCGGCCCGCGTCCCACTCTTCTGCTCGTGAATCCACCACAGCGCCGGCCGGGTGATGTGCCCGTCGTGTTCGACCGCCGGCGTGAAGCTCACCCGAAAGTTTGGGTTGATGCGTTTGATCGCTTCCAGCAGCGATACTGCGGGGCTGTTGGCTCCCCGCAGCATCGCGACCAGAAGGACGTCTGCTGCGCTCACCTAGGCCTGGGCTTCGCTGAGCCCGCTGATTTTGCCGTGCTTCTGCGGGTCAGAGTTGCCGAGCTCCATGATCGTTCGGCCGTAAGCGAAGAACGCATCTTGGATCCCTGCCCCGATCGCCACCTGACGCCAGATCGCGCCGGTCGTGTCGTCCCACTCGTAGCCTTCCAAGTGGTAGCGCTTGAGCACCGTGCGATCGAGCATGAACGCCCGGCCGGGGAACAGCTTCGACACGGCCCGGAACTCGACCTGTCGATCGCCCAGCCAGATTTTGATACCGCGCGTCCCAGCCCTGTTGTTCTCGGGCGAGAGCAGCGCGCCGAATCCGGCGAAGCCGCGGATCTGGACGTAGATGTTGCGGAACACGGCCCGCGTCACCAGCGCGTGCGTTGCGCCATCGCCGCCGCCCAGCTCGACGATGTCGTCGTTCAGCTGCATGAACGCTGTGTCCTTCGCGAGCCCCGAGTACGGGGCGGCCGACCCATCGAGCGCCTGTGACTTCCACTCGGGGTAGGTCGTGCGCGGGATGTTCTGGAACGTCTCGAGAATCGAGCCGTCGTCCACTTGGCCCTCGATGCCGATCATCTCGACTTCGACGCCCTGGAACGGCGCGTTCGAGCCAAGATCGTCGCCCTTGAAGACGTAGTCGTTGTCGACTACGCCCACCGGGATGTGATCGACGGTGAGGATGCCCCCGCCGCCGTTGCCGGCTTTGTTCACCGACAGCACGGTGCAGGCCTCCCCGTTGTTGCGGAGGTTCGACCCGTCGGGGTTGGGCCCGAACACGAGCGACGTGCCGCGCCGGATACCGGGCAGCCAGCCCTTCGTGTCGTTCGCGAGCCCGTAGGGGGCGTCGATCGGAATCGTCGCCGGTGGGCCCGCCGCCGGTGCGCCATCGACCCGGCACAGAATCCCTGAGCCGTAGCCGATCGCTTGCCGGTCGAGATCATCGCGCAGGCTCTTCTCGGTCTTGGTGAGCTCGGCTTCCGCCCAATCGGCGAACGCCGCCTTCGACCGCATCGCCTGCTTCATCACGTCGTAGGTCATCTGCGCAACCGCCAACGTTTTCTTCAGCTTCACCCGGCCGTTGACGAACGTCGGGTTACCGGGCACGGGCAGGAAGCCGCGCTCGTGGCGCGCCCCCACTGCTTCGTTGTACCCGAACATATTCGAGAGCTCGACGTAGCGGCCGTGCGGACCTTCCCGCACGTTCGAGTTCTGCTCGAAGATGTCAAGCACGTCGCTGTGCGTCACCACCGAATCGAAGAAGGCGTCATCGCTGACGACCTTCAACATGGCATCGGCGGCCGCCGTATCGAACGTCGCCCCGATCGCGAACAGCGCGAGCAGTCGGGGATCGACGTGGGTGCTGGTCAGGGCCATTGAGCCCGGATCGCCCCCGGAGGCAATCGACCAGATGGCCACGAGGAGCAGGGCCAGCACGGTCGACCACCGGAAAGTGCGGAGAGTCACTGAGTGCGCTCCTTTGCGCGGCGCGCTAGAGCTTGCCAGCGCGCAGCAGCTTGATCCGTTCGCCGAGATCGCGCGGCATCTTCGTCTTCTTGATCCCGGCCGGCCGAACCCCTGTGCCGGTGCCACCGCCCCGGACTTTGCGGAAGCGGTCGACGTTCTTGGCTCGGTCAGCCATCTGCTCGCGCGTGAGCCCCTCCCTACCGGCCTGGCCCTTGACGCCTTTCTTGGCCTTCGCCGGCGGAGCTCCGGTGAACTTCCGGACAAGCGGCTGAATCAGGGTGGCGAGCTCAGTCTTTGTCATGTACGGCGACTGACGGGCCTGGATGCGGCGCTCCATCTCCGCCACGATCCGCGCACCCGCGAGCTGTTCAAAATCGGCCCCGTCATCCGCATCGAGGGCGAGCGAGGCGACGAGGTCGCCGACGACGCCCTTCGACCGATCGATGAACTCGGCTTTCGTCGAGTCCTGGTCGATCGCATCGTAGGCCTGGGCGAGCTGCTCGCGCGATTCCTTCGCGGCCAGCTTGCCTCTCAGCTCGAGCTTCTCTTCATCGGTCTCGTCGATCTTGAGCGCCTTGATGAGGGCCTTGGTGGCCTTGGGGTTCTGCAAGATCCACGATTCGACGAACTTCGTCGCGAACTCCGGCTTCTCCACGGCCACGAGCCGCATCGCGTTCAGCGGATCGGCCTGGTAGAAGCGCGCAATCGTCTCGAGCTCGCGCGCCTGATCCAGCCGTTGGAGCACCCCATCGAGCTGCTGCGACCGCTTCACGTGACCGTTGATCGCGTCACGGAACTCTTGAGGTACACCTTCCAGCTTCAGCACGGCCCGGCGCTTGCCAGCGCCCGGGCTTCCGTCATCGAGGGTGGGAATGTCGACGTCGAACTCGCGTTCGCGTCGGTCGGCCGGGGTGTCGTCGCCCTCTTCGGCCTCCTCGGCCTCGGCTCCCGTCTCCTCTTCTTCCTCGCCCGCGGGCGTCTCGTCGGTTTCCTCGCCCTCGGCCTCTTCGGCTCTTGCCGTCTCGTCGCCCTCAACCTCTTCTTCTTCGGCGTCGTCGCCGTGGGTCTCCGCCTCTTCCAGCGACCGCTCACCCGCCGCGGGCTTGTCTTCGTCAGGCTGTTCGCCGACCCCGTCCCGAAAATCCCGCAGCCGCTCCTTCAAGGGAGACGGAGGAGTGGGGACGATTTCGACCTCTTTGCCCTCTTGACCTTCGCCGTCACCAAACATCAGGACTCCCGCGTGAGAGTGAGGGCCGGCCGAGCGTGCACCGGCCCACCGCCGTCAGCCTGTCTACCGCGCGACCTCGAAGAACGCCTGCATATGCACCAGGCCGCCCGTCGTGGTCTTCGCCGTCGTCAGCCGCAGGTAGTTGCCGCTCCGGATGGCGTTCAGCGCCGTCGCGAACGACAACCGCCGCACGCCGTTCGCGCTCGAGAGCGGGAACGAGATCGCGACGTCCATCGTCACGCCGGTGTACACGTCATTCTCACCGATCGCCGGCACGATGGTACCGGCGTCCGTCCCGCCGAGCACCGACGTCACAACCGCCTGGACCGCGAGCAGCCGCCCGTTAAACGCGATCAGCTCCGCGTTGTCCGACTGCTCAGCCGTCACGAACGACCCCTGCAGATCGAGCTGCTCGATCACGCCGTGGGGCGAATCGCGGCGGAGGTCGGTCACCGACGTGATGTTCGAGCCATCGGTCACGACCTTGGCGATGAACTCCGAGTTCACGCCGATGTCGGCGATCGTCGGCTTCGCCGCCCCCAGGGTCTTCTCGATCTTCTGCAGCACGCCGTTCGCGTCCACGTACAGATAGGCGTCCTTCGACGCCGTGATCGCGATCGTCGAACCCGACACGACCTTTTCCACGATCGGCACGGGCAAGTTACCCGAGCCGACGCGCACGAATCCGCCGTCGTAAGTGGCCGTGAGGCCCGACGCCGGCTTGCGGACGACGAGGCCGAACAGCACGCCTCGATCAGCTCCGCTCAGGAGATACGATCTGTTGGCACGTTCCACGGTCTGTTGCTCCCTGCGCTACCGGTCGGCCCGGCTTGCGCGATTAGGTATGGAGCGCGGCGGTCGCGCGAGGATCCGACTCGCCAGGAGCGCCACGCCCGGCCTCGAGATCGGCACCCCGGGGAGCCTTCTTCTCGCCACCGGCGAATCGCTCGCCGGCCTGCTTCCCGTTGCCACCGTTCCCGCCACCAGGGGCGGCACCGCCGCCTGCTAACGATGCAGCACTGCCCGCAGCAAACGCCTGGGCTTGGGCCACTGGGGCCGTCAGGCCAACTTGCCGGATCTGCTCTTGCTGCAAGAGGATCTCATGCATCCGCACGTGGGCACGCATCGACGCCTGAACGTTGGGCGGTGCATTACGGTACTCCACACTCTGCTGCCGGCGCTTGTGATTCAGCAGATGCGCCGGGTGATCGTGCTCCGGCAACACCGGCGGATACCCGCCGAGCAGCATCTCGAGATTCTCCCGCTCAGCCATCGCCCACGCTGGGCCGCCAGGACGCGTGAGGCGCGCGAGATCGGGATACCCGAGCAGCTCGACAAAGGTCTCGGGCGGAATCATAGGGAACGCGGCCGCGAGCGAGAGCAGCCGGTTTTGCTTTTCCTGCCGCGTCTCGAGCACCATCGACTCGGGCAGGGGGAAGGCGTGCACCGTGCCGCGGAAGAGCTCGGGCTCAACGGCGATGAAGTCCCAACCGTTGTCCTCGCCGGACAGCGAGAAAATCCGCGCCGAGTCCATGACAGCCGACAGGATGCCGATCATCTTGACCGAGTAGCGCGCCCACGCGTAGCCGTGCTTGCGCAGCGTCGCGCCCCAAGCGCGATCGGTGTCGAAGCGTACCTCACGCTGCAACTCGCCCGATGGATCTGTCGTGACAGGGAGGCCCTCGGACCCGAGCGGCTGGCTGCCGAGCATCTGCATCCAGTTCTGCAGCAGGTTCGCGAGATCGACCGAGGCGCGCGGCAGCTCGCCGGCGGCCATGCGCTCGAGCGGCGCGCGACCGTTGGTGTCGGTGTACTCAACCGACGCGCCGGGCTTGTTGAGCTGCTCGTCGTCTTCTTCGATGCTCGCCTGGCGTTTCTTCAGGATGATGGGCTGCTCGTTGAAGTCGACGGCATCCATCGCGCCGCCGAGCCGGCGATTGATCGCACGGTTGATCGGACTGATGATCTCGAGGTCGGATGTCCCCTCTTGGCGGAACGGGTACTTCACCAGGTCGAACGCTTCGAACGGCATCACCGCTTCTTCATGCCGCCCTTCGACCCAGTACGGATTCAGGTCGTCGTAGCAGACTTCGTCGCCCGCGCAAATCGTCAGCCGGCCGCGCGACAAAATCTCGTGCCCGGGCTGGTCCCGATGCCAGAGCTCGTAGACCATCGCCATGTCGCGCACGCTCACTTCGGTCAGCCGCGTGATACCGAGTGCGCCGGTGCCCTTCCCCGGCATCCCGTAGTGCGTGCCATACTGCAGCTTGAGCTCGAGGACGTCGTCGAACGTCAGGCCCTCGGGCTCGACAGCGACGCCCCAGCGTTCCTCGATCTCTTCGACGTGCATCGGGTACGCGTGGCAGTACCAGGGCTTTTTGTGGAACGGGACGGGACTGTGCGGCGTGATGACGCCGACGGAGGGAACAATGACCGTTTCGAGATCGCCGAGCCGATCGCGTGATGGCGGCCCGAACTTGAGGCCCTGCTCGCCGTCCTGTGCTGGTAGGAAGACCGGCAGCCCCGTCTCGGGATCGACGAGCGGCGCACCAGCCGGCCCGGGCGCGAGCTCGTTGAGCAGGTGCGGCATGAACTCGCCGTCGCCCAGGTGCAGATAGGGCGCGTCAGAAAGCTCGCGGCGGAAGATGCCGTCGCCGGTGAGCAGGCTCACGACGCTCGGCCCGTGATAGTCTTCGGCGGGTCCGAGATCGGGATTCCACACCAGCTTCGCGATCCCGCGTGCCGAGGCGATCACCCAGCCGTACAGGTCGAAGACGGCCTCCGGCATATCCATCCGCCGCCAGCAGCTCTTGAACACCGGCTCCATCACCTGCGCGAGCCGCGCGTCGATCTCGTCGGGCGTTGCCGGCAGGTAACCGATGCCTGGCGGGTTCTCGGTCAACTTCGAGAGGGTGAGCTTGTAGTAGTGCGCCACCCAGTTGAAGACGGGGTAGCGCCGCCAGCGCTCGTCGTCGACGGCGAAATACGCCGAGAGATCGACGAAGTCATTCAGGCCCTCGATGTATATATCCCACTGTCGGCCCGACAGCATCCGCACGTTGTCTTCGACCTGCCGCCACCACGGCCGGTAGGCGTCATGCCAGTCGCGCCAGCAGCGTTCCTTCACCCACTGCAGGATCTCGGTGGGCTCTTCCCGCTCGAGGAAATCGGGAATCTTGGTGCGGAGCTCGTCGCGGGCCATCAGGGACTCCACCCGACGAGGCGCACGTTGTCATGGAACTCGCAGGCCGGCGAAAGATCGGGCGTCGATCCGTCATAGGCGCACACCAGCGACGGCTCGACGGTACCGTCCGCTTTGATCGTGTGGTCGGACAACGAGACAGGGCGGCCACATTTCGGGCATGAGGCGTTCGCCGAGCGAACGCCGCTTTCAGGCAGTGTCCCACGCCAGCGGCCCGGTGTCTTGAGCCACGGATCGTCAGCCGGGGTTTCGAGAAGTTCGATCACGAGCTCGACTTCACCGCGCCACGGATCTTCGACGCACCCTGGCTCGCCCCGACCGTCGCCTTCTGCTGGAACTTGTAGAACAGGAAATCAGTCGGCGTGATGTGTACGTGGCGCGAAGCGGCGGCCGCGATTGCGGCGCTCGCGACGATGACTTCCCAGTCCGCGTCGGCGAGCGTGAGATCGTTGGAGCCGAGGACGCGTGAATCGATGCTGTTGGCCCCGGTGTTCTTCCAGTCGGCCGAGATCTGGCCCCCAGATTCGGCCATCACGTGCGCGAAAAGGACTTTGGGGTCGGCCGAGATCATGAGGACGTCGGCGAACGCGTCGGTCGACGCTGGATCGGCTGCGGGTGTTGAAAAACTGCGGCTGCCGAGCATCGATTGCTCCCCGGGGAGAGGGCTCGAGCCGCCGCCAGAATATAGGGGGCCCTACGGGATTCGCGCCAGCGCCGCCCGTCCCTTGGCCAAGATCTCGTCGGCGATCGTCCGCCGCCGCTCAGTCGTCATGCGGGGGAACTCTTTGGCGAGCTTCTCCATCACCTTATTGCGTTGATCCTTCAGCCACCGCGCCTCTTCTTTCGCGTGCAGCTCGTGCTCGGGAAGATCCACCCGGACGAGCTTGGTGGACGGGCCGACAACCTGTCGCTGGCTCGAGGCGGTGACAGATTGTCCCACCGATCGCCGGCGCAGCTCGCGGAGGATTAAGAGCAGAACGCTGACGTTGGCGAGCCCGACCAGAGTCACGAAGATCCAAATCATTGCGCCTCCGTCTCATAGTAGCCCGACGGAACGGGAATCGACTGCACGATGTACTCGCACTCCGGCCGGCCGTAGGACAGCACCGGCGCAGCCGCTATGTGCTCATGCCGAACGAGCGCCGCCGCCTCCATCCGCTTCCGATGCCGTGCGCACAGGTTCAAGACGGGCGCGACGGCGGGGATGCGCACGAGCCACGTCGTCGGCCGACCGCAGTGCACGTGCACGTTGAACTGCCGCGGCCGGAACGCATCTTGGAGGCGACGCTCGAGGCGAGCGACGTTCACCTGATCTACACCAATTCCCACGGTTCCCTCCGCTTACGCTTGATCTCGAGGTCTTGCAATGCCGGCAAGCGCTTCCGCTTCGCACGCTCAAGTTGCGCCGCGATCGCCGTCCGCGGATCGCGAACGTACACGTCGCCCAGCATCGCCACCATGATCTCCGACGGCCGCGGCTTCGGCGGCTCGGGACGCGACTGTGCCCAGTAGCGCAACGCCGCCAGGCAATCGTCGGTCTGGCCCTTGGCCGGCAGCTCGATGTCTTCGGGCGGCTCACCGCGCACGATCGACGTGAGCTCCTTCCAGAGCTGCTTGCAGTTGTCCATGATCTCGAGCAGCGTGCCGTCGGCGCGGAACGGCCAGAACCAGGTATGCAAGAGCGAGATCCCGTGCTTGACCGACTCCGCGCCCTTGGTCGCGCGCTCGAGCACGATGCCCGCGGCCCGAAAGATCGGCTCCATCTGCTCGCCCGGCGAGGGGCCCCCATCCTGCGGCGTCGCCCACGCAGCGGGGTCGAGCACGGCACGGCGGATGTTCTCACCCACGCACCGGCTCACGACCTGGACGGCGAAGACCGGCGGCGGCGTGGCGTTGATGACGTACTCGCGATAGACGCGCGCGTGCTGATCGTGCTCCTGCTCGATCCACAAACAGACGGCGTTGTGATTGTAGCCCCAGTCGAGGGCGAGCTCCTTCGCCGTGCGTGCCTGCGGGGCGCGCTCGGGCACTAGGTGCGTCGTCCGACGAACCTCACTGAACAGCACGCCAGACGCGATCGACCAGTCGGCAAACCGCAACGCGCGGCGGATCTCGGGATCAGGATGGGCGAGAATGGCCGTCTCGTAGGCTTTGCCGTCGGCGTTCAGCAGGATGTCGTTCGAATCGAGCGTCGCCGGCACAAGGCAGCGCTGATAGGTCCGGCCGTTCGCCGTCCGAAACGTCCGCGGCTTGAACGGCTGCGCGTGTTCGATGAAGCGTTCCTTCACCCAGCCATGCCCGGGACCGCCCGGGTTCGAGGCCGAGCGGATGTAGCAGCGGATCCCTTGGCCCTGGTAGAGCGGCCGACAACGGGTGAACAGATAGGTGTAGACAGCATCGGTCGCAAACTGCGTCAGCTCGTCCCAGGCGATGTACGCGTACGCCTTGCCCTGGTAGCGCAGCTTATCCTTGTCGCGTTCACAGTAGGCGAGGCGATAAGCCGCGCCCGAGGGGAAGCGCCAGATGTGCTGTGAGCTGTTGTAGCGACCGCCGAGGTTCGGGAAGATCTCGTAGGCGTACTCTTCGACCTGCTCGAGCTCAGGATAGGACCGGCGGAAGAAGATCGCGCGGTACGCGGGGATGTGGATCTGGCGCAGGCCTTCGCACAGCAGGGCGATCGTCTTCCCGGGCCCGGCTGCACCGCCGAAGAAGACCTCCCACCAGGGTGCGCTGTGAAAGAACTCTTGCTCGGGTGAATAGGCACAGTAGAGATGCTCGTCACCATGTCGGCAGTACGGATTGCGGATCTGCTCGTTGATGACGGCGTGCTGCGCCGATAAGGTGTCGACACGTGCACGCAGCTTTTTGCGGCCGCGGGCAGCGGCCTTCACGGCCAGGGCCGACCTTCAGCCTTCGCTTCACGCGCCTGCACGGCTGAGACCTCACGCACGCACCGCGCGCACACCGGCGCTTTCCGCGTCCCGATGTAGCCGGCCGGCCGCTCGCTCTTCTGGCGCGGCCGGTTGCAGCGCGTGCAGCGCCAGAGATTACGGCTCGCCATGAAACCCGGCATCGTCGAACGTCACGCGATCCGGAATCTGTGGATCGTTCCCCGACGACCAGTTGTGGCCGCCGAGCAAGGCGACGAAGTGCCCGCCACACGACGCGCCATCGAAGCGCGTCCAGGGACGCACGTAGCCCACGTGCCAGCGGTACCCGGCAACGCCCGGGGCGACCCATCCGAACGAGCTACTGTCCTGGCCAGGAGGATCCCACCACGCCACGAGCGGGAGCAGCCGGTAGAGCCAAGCGATCGCGCGGGGCGCAAAGTACGTCACGTCCCGGTCGAGCTGGTACCAGACCGGCCGCCAGGTCGGATTATCGACCGGCAACCCCCAGTGCGGCCGATAGCCCTGCACCGCCCACATGAGCGGCAGCACGGGGAAGAGACCGTCCATGCGGAAGAATCCTCTCACAGCTCGAGCGCCTCCCTGAGCGCGTTGATCCGCTTGTTCATCTCGCGCGTTGCAAACACCACACCCTCCTCGTCTTCTGGATCCCTCGAATCGAGCACGTCCCACCATCCGACAACCGCGCGGACGGCGTCGCGCAGCCTCGATCCCCTGCCCTTCACGCCGTGCTTCTTCGCCCGATGCTGCGCTAGGGATAGCGCGTGGATTCGCTCGCTCCCACACTCGGGACAGATCAGGCTCATTCGAGCCGCCCGTCCCAGTCGGGGCCGACGACATACAGCCGACCCGGTTGGCAGCGAAGATCGGCAACGACGTCGATCCCGAGAATCTTCGCTACCACGTTGAACAGCGGGGCGAACCGCGGCGCGATCAGCAGCCGCGTCGGGCGCACGCCAGTGCGGGCAAGATACTCGTCGATCACGGGCCGCACGTCTTCCAGTAGCCAGTTCTGGATGTGCGGCATCGCCAGCCGTCGCGCCCCGACGTCCACGAGCGCCTGCGGAGTTCGGAGGTAGCGGCAACCGTCGATGTGGGCAAAGCGCGCATCGTACTCGACACCATCGACCACGCGGCCGCCACCACATTCGGGGCAGGGGGCCGGGCCCGGCGCGAGCAGCTGCATTAGTGCTTGCGCGCCCGGTGCGATCCCAGCGCGCCTCCCGTCTTGAAGACGCCGCCACAGGTGCCGCACTTGAACGTCGCCTTCCGTTCGATATGCGCAGGCCTGACGCCGTCGCCGGCGAACTTGCGCAAGACTTCGAGCGCCTCGCCGATCCGCGCGTATTCGGCCTCGAGCTCGTCGATCGCCGTCTGCACCGCTTCAGTAGCCGCCATCGCCCGCCTCTTTCTGTGAGGCGCGACCACCGTTACGACGGCCGCGCTTGTACTGGTCGCTGATGTTCTCGCCCTGCGTCCCCGGCTCCGTGTGCCAAGGGTTGCCACAGTTTTCTCGATCGCACGTGTGCCGCGGCACGAGCCCGGGCGGCATCGGGCCGCGCAGCGCCTCGTAGGTCAGTACGTGCACGCGCGTCGGCTTGCCCTTCCCGTTCTTGCGGACGTAGCCGTAGCCGCCCCGCACGGGCGTCGACCACGGCCGTTTCCATGTACCGTTCTTCGCGCCGATCCACAGCCAGCAGGGCTCGCGCGGCCAGTCCGCCGGCGCGTCGGTGCGAACGACGCCGTTCACCGTGAACCGTTGCCACAGAGATAGCGGCCAGCGCAGGTAGAGGCGGCCCACGCTAGACGCCCACGCGCGCAAGCGCCTCGTCGGCCTGCCGACGTTCCTCCGCCAACCGCACCGCGCGGTTGACCAGGGCGTGCTCCTTATCGAAATCGGGATCGGGCTCCACCACGTAGTCGACCAGGTGCTCGATCGCTTGGCGGCGCGCAACGACGAGCCGTCCTCGCTCGTGGCTTTGACACCGACGCAGCTGCTCGCACACCCCAACGAGCTGCTCGGCGAGCATCAAGATGTGGCGATTCGCGAGGCCGTGCACGGTCAGTCAGAGTCAGTCGGTCTCATGGGACCCCTCCCCGGTCTACCCGCACTTGGGCAGCACGCTGAATCTCGTCGCGAGCTGCCGTCGCCTCGCGTTCGATAAGCGCCAGCGCCCGCACCACGGGCTCAACCGCTTCTTGAATCTCTCCCGGCTGCGATTTGAGCCACTCCCGTTTCGGGACCACGAGTCCCAGAATCCGATTGAGCGCGAAGTAGGCCGGCGGAATGTCGGCACTTGGCTCCCTGGGGGCGCTGGGGAGGGCCACCCGCACGTCGGGTTCACCTTGGGCGTTCACCGGCGCGACCGCGTGCGCTCCATCGGCACGCAGCAGCAAAACGCGGCGCCCGCAGAACACGCAGCCCACGTCGTCACCATTCGGGGTCTCCGGTCCTTCCCGCTCGGCACCCAGAGAATCCGTCATCGCTCGCCTGCCTCCCGCAGATACTTCGCCAGCAGCATCCGCGCGTTGATGCATCCCTGACAGGAACACGGGGCGCGATGCCGGTCTAGGCCATCGAGCGCGGCGGCCAGCAACGGGGCGAGTGAGGTCGCGACCGCGCACCGACAGCGCGAGCGCCTGAAGATCGGGTAACGCTTTCCTGTCGTTCATTTACGCGCTCCTTGTGGGGGCGACGGAACCCCGTTGGTCGGTCATGGCGTCTTCCTCCGTCGATCGCCGAAGGGCCATTCGCCTGACACTCGCCACGCCTTGCCCTTCTTCGCGTTGTAGGCATTCAGGCCGTCGCGCCAGTCGCTGTACCAGGAGCGCTGACGCTGCTGCAGCTCGTCGATCGACAGCTTCCGCAGGAGCTCGTAGCGCGTCACTTGGGCCCGCAGGATGCTGGCAGCCATGACGCAATCGCCCGGCGCGTCGTGGGCATCCGCTACCGTCAGACCATATCGCTTCGCGACGTCCGACAGCTTGTTCGAGTAGTGGCCCTTCGAGATCCCGTTGAATTGGCGCTCGATCACGAGCGGGTCGAGCAGCTTCACATCAGCGAGCGGATCCGTCCAGACGAGGTCGGTGCGGCCCAGCTCTTCCCAGATGAGCGGCCAGTCGAACGGGGCGTTGTAGATCACCACCGGCGAGAGCCGCGCCCAGCGATCGAGCCGGCGCAGCACTTCGTAGAGCGCGTCGGTCAGCGGGATCCCTTCGTTCAACGTGCGCGCTTGCGAGATCCCGTGCACGGCGACGACCTCGTCAGGAATCGGGACGCCGGCGTTCACGATCGTCTGGTAGCTCGAGTCCGAGACCTTCCCGTCGGGGTAGACGGCGAGGCACGCCACCTGGACGATGCGAGCCTCGAGGGGGTCAGCCGACGTCGTCTCGGTATCGATCACGACGAGCGGCAAGTTCCACCAGGCGGCTACACCAGCAAGTTCGGCGCGGTGTTCGTCGGGGGTGACGGCTTCGGGTTCACTTCCCATACGATCGACTCCCGATGTGAGTCACTCAGGATGACACGCTGACCAGAATCCCGCAGCAGCGTGAGCTCGACGAGCTCGTGCCGACGGGTGCGGATCCCCGACTCTTTCTGCTTCACGCCGTGCAGCTTGGCGCGGCGCACGATCTCTTCGTCGTGCGCGGGCCCGAACAGGGACAGCAAGCGGAAGATGTCGTACTGATAGGCCTTCAGCTTCGCGACGTAGAACGCGGCCGCCGCGTCCTGCGACGTTTCGGGATCCGTGGCACGCGCTCGGGCGCGCGGACTTGCGCGGCGCGCTGCCGGGCTTTGTGGAGGCGGCGCTGACGGCGGGTGAGGCTCGTCGAGCAAATCACGCTGGTCTACCACCGGTCGCGGGCCCAATTGAGCAACAAACCGGCCCAGTGCTCGAGCTGCTCGAGCAAGAGACCGGCGAAGTACCAGCCGAAGCGAACCGCAATCACGATCCAGAAGACCCGAAACACGGTCAGGTGCTCCACGAGAAGGTCCATGCGTCCCGCCTTACGGTGGGGGCGTCTTACAAGGTACCGCTACAGCGCCGTCCGCGCCAGGGCGCAGGCCCCGAGGACGAGCAGGGCGAGGCTCAGACCCACGCGCATCAGGGTCCGGAGCGGGGTCAGGGTCGCCGGTGGGGCCGCCTGGAAGGCGAGCAGGATGCTCACACGAACGCCAACCACTCAATGAGGCTGTTATCGAGCG